GTTAATAATTCCAATAGTTAGGGAGGTGAATTATTGCTTCCCTAACTATTTATTTAAAAAGTAGATTATGGCTAAAAAAAGTAAAGGCAAAGGCAAAGGAAAAGGTTGTTAGTATTAATTTAAAAGATTACAGAAATGAGTACAATTAGTAAAGAAGAAGCATTTAAAAAAGGTTATTTACAGAATAAAAAAGTTTTTTTAAAACCAGTAATAAGGGGAGGAAAAATGATTAGCTCTCCGGAACATGTTGCATATTTTCAATATGAAGGTGCTAGTAATTGGTTTCAATTACCAAAAAACAGATTAAATGTTTTAGTTGATCCTTTTATTAGTAATGAAGAAAGAGAGTTCTTTGAAAAAGAGTTGGATTTGGATCTTAATGTAAACAAAAAGAAAGATAATTTCTGGCATACTTTTTTTGTTAAAGTAATAAAGGATTATGGATTAATGCATAATGGATATGCTTTTAATCTGGCTGATCCCTTAGATAACCTGAGATACAGGGTTACTAAATTACAACCACAAGTTGCTCCTAATTGGGATAGTAGAACTGCAAGAGGGGAATATAGATTCGCTTTAGTAGAAGAAGGATATGCTGAAGAAAAAGAACAAACTGAAACCAATAAGCTTATAGAAGCTTATACTTATCTGGGATCTATTCAAAACTCTGCAAGAGCTATGAAAGATTTTATGGGTGTATATTACATGGAAAAAAACGAATTAAAACATGTAGAAGAAGACTCTGATAGAGATTGGTTAAAGAAAGAGATTAGAAAAATTATTGATAATGAAACTACATTAGCTCTTAAAATTATAAATGATCCTGAGGGAAAGATAAAGAACTTCATTCTACAAGGAATAAGAGCAGGTGCTATTATAAAATCAGCTAGAAATAAGTATGATATTCCAGGAGAAGGAACATCTTATACTTATTCAGAATTAATTTCTTACTTGAAGAATGCCGAAGAAATAAAAGCAGATGTATATTTAAAAATTGCTGCACAAATTAAAGTAAGTAAGTAATGACTTTTTTAGAGATGAGAGCCGAAGCAGAACTGCTATATGAAAGTATAAATAGCAGTGATGCTCCTGGTTTTACTAATACTGAATGGGGAGGACTTTTAACTGTTGCTCAAAGAAGAGTAGTTAGACGTATTCTTAATGATGGTATAAACAAAAATGCTTTTAATCAGTTGGCTATTGAGTTTTTAGTAAAAGAAGATAGTTATTCAGCTTTTGCATTAGATACTCATTTTAAAAATACTGATGGTTCTCCAGCTCGTAGATTAAATACTACACCTCCTGTAGGAAAAGAATTTGATTCTATGTATTTTTGGATATTAGATGAATATGCTACTACAAGTACAACAGATAATATTCCTTTGTTAAAAATAAATTATGAGTTTTATAGAAAAAATATTGAAAATCCCTTTAGATCTCCTAATCAGATAGATGGATTCTGGGTATTACAATATGATAATACTCCAGTTTTTATTACTGATGGTTCATTAGTTTCTGGATATTATGTAGTTGGAGTATATCATCCTGATAATTATCCTATAGATATAGCTCATGACTGTCAGTTAAACGAAGGAATTCATTCTGATATAGTTCAGGAAGCAGTTACTTTAGCAAGGATGTCTGTAACGGACGCACAAGGATATCAATTATCATTAGCTGAATTTTCAAAACAATAATTTTTTTGTTTAACTTAATATAATATAAAATGGCTTTATTAGACTATTTAACGAAGGATAATTTTGTTGATCATCCTCCGTTTTTTCCAGTTTATGACTACTGGTATAACTTACTAGTAGATAAACTAAATACAATTAATATCACTGAATCTGGGGGGTATACTCAATTAACTACTGATTATGTATATCCAGGAGATTTGGGAGTTGTGAATATAGATGGGGTAGCGTTAGGAGATGGAATGGTTGAGGCCTATAATCTCAGGACTATTGAAACCACAATTACTGCTACTGAAATCGTAGGTAACACAGCTGGCGATCTTGCTCATGCAAGTGGTGTAACATTATATAGTCCCGCTAGTGGGAATGTAGTTGAGCTTGTATCGGCTGTACTTATATATGATTTTGATACTGCTGCCTATACTGGTGGTGGTAATGATACTGTTTTAAGAATAGGTACAACTGCTGTTACTGGTGTTGTAACTTCTGCTAATTTATTGGGAGCTGCCGGAGATAAAATTGTTGTTATGTATCCTCTAGCAACTGCAGGTATTCCTCTTGTTCAAGCAGAGGCTCTTAATATTTTCAGTGGAACTGCTTGGACTCAACCAGGTACAGCTGCCGGAACTCTTAAGATCATCTGTACTATTAGAACTCATGTAACTGGTTTATAATATTTTTTGTTTAACTTAATACATTAATAAAATGTTTGAAGATTCAAAAACTGAACTCTATGTTTGTTCAGTAACTAATGGAAATGCTCTTACTGGAGCACTTCCTAACAATTCCGGTGCTTTTTATAAAGTATCGGATAATACTCTTGAAGAAGGAGCTCTTGAGGCAGGAGTAGAATATGAATTTCGTTTTAGGAATTCTGCAGGTGTTCTTAATAAGACTAAACCTTTTACTTCTGCTGATATAAGTAATTCTACTTCTATGGCTACTACAGCAAGAGTGGAACAAGTTACTTATGTTGGATATAATGGCACATCGGGATCTCTGGATGCTGCTAATAGTACTTATTATTCAATAAGGTTAGCTCTTAATCATACTTTTGGTATGCTTAATAACAGTCCTCTGTTACTTACTATTCCTTATAAAAGCGACTCCTCTGCTACTCAAAGTGAAGTAGCGGCCGGTCTTGCTATTGCTGGTACTAAAGTATTAGACAGACAAGCTCATAAACCTATTAAAATTGAAAGAGTTAATGCAGGAGCTCAATTAGTAGACCTCAATAATCTTTCTTTTGTACATGGAAGTACCTATTTTACTTCAGCAGATGATGACACTGCCAGTATTCTTGTAGGATCTATTATAAGGGTAGAAGAACCTGAGAACGATGGAGATGCTGTTACTGATCCTTGTTATGTAGTTGTTGCTCATGATAGTGGAGCAGGTAATGCTCGTATTTATGAATTAGATCAACCTTTCCAAGGAGTAACTAACGCTGATCACGATCATTGCAGTACTGTTACTGAGGGCAACTGGGGTCTTAAATTCACTGGAATCAGTCCTACTGATGCTGAATTTAACCCTCTGTATGATCAACCTATTGTAGTTAGTTTTGATGTACAATTAGGAGAAAACTTTGAAACTGCTACTGTTACTAAAGCTACTCATCCTTTTATAGGTCGTGGAACATATCAGTTAGTTGCTGCTTTGGAAGCTTATACTCAATTCCAGAATAAGACAAGAGAAGTATCTCGTTATCCACAAACTTCATATCTTCAGAGTGCTGTTGCAGGAAGTACCTATTCTTTATTTACTTTTGAAGTTACCGATAGTAAATATATTAATGTAGCTTCTGGTCAACAACCCGTTTCTAAGTATAGGGTTATAATAGCTAATGAAACTACTGCTGTTGCAGGAGATGCATTTGGTACAGTACTGACTTCAACAGTTGGTAATACTGCTTAATAGTTATCTAACTTAAAAATAGGATGGGGGAGGAGGATTTCTTCCCCTATTCTTTTTTAATAGATAATGTATTAATCTTTAATACATAATTTCTAATTATAAATTAGGATTTTACGAAATAAACTAATATTTTTGTAAAAATATTATCTTATGATTTATTCAGAACTCTTCTCTCGTTGTATAAAAATTATCTTGAGAAATGAAGGAGGATATGTAAATCATCCAAATGATCCCGGAGGAGAAACTAATTTTGGTATAGCTAAGAAATTTTATCCTGATGAAGATATTAAAAATATGACTAAGGATAGAGCTACTTATTTATATTATAAAGATTATTGGACTCCCATGAATCTTAAAGGAATACAAAACGATGAATTAGTATTACAAGTATTTGATTTTGGTGTAAATGCAGGCATAAAGACTTCTATTAGAATGTTACAAAGATTAGTAGGAGTAACTGATGATGGTATAATAGGCAAAATAACTACTAAAGTTGTTAATGATCAGCCTATTGAATTAGTAGATAAGTTTAAAATGCGTAGAAAAATATTCTATATGAATTTAGCTGCAAAGAAACCACAATTACAAGTTTTTTTACGAGGATGGTTACGTAGAGTAGATCATACTAAATTTTAATAATAATGGCATTAATAATAGAAGTTATAGAAAAAGAAGACGCTTCCTACTTTAAATTATATGATTTAACAGTTTGGGGAGGTTTGTTTAATCACGCCTTAGTATCTTCAGCAGTATTGAGTATTGAGTATCTAGGAAATACATATACTTATGATATTTTAGCAGATATAGGATTAGATGCATCCTTTATTACTTTATTTGGAGATTCTTTAAATTCATATTTTGAAGTATATCCTGATAAACTTTTAAATGGAGCAACTCCTTTAAATACTACATACTTTCCTGATGGATACTATGAGATTACTTTAGATATAGTTTATGATGGAGTTGCGGATTCTGATGTAAGTAATCAAGGGTTTTTAGCAGAATCTTATCTTATGGCATCAAAATTACCACTATTGATAGATCCTGATAATTTTGACTACGAAGAAAATAGATTGCAATTTCTTACTATAGCTATGTTAAGATCTGCTACTTGGGCAGCAGAGTTAGGAAGACAAACAGAATTTACTACACTTACCAACAAGATCAATACTTTTTTAGATGCTAGAAGCATCAATGAAATTTGGTCTACTTAATCTTAGAGTATGATTTGGACTAGCACTTCGGTAACTACGCTAAAACTTAATTGTAAGAATTTAGCTATTAAATTAGCTTTGGTAATAGCTAGAAAAAGTGATTTAGGACAACCTATAGATGGATATCTTGATTATTGGTATTTAATCTGTAATGTGGTGTTTTCATTAGAAGAGGATTCATCTATTTTTACAAACGATGAATTAGATTATTTTTATTCTTTATATACTAAAACTTTAACAAAGCATAATCGTTATAAAGGTATATAACTATGGAAAAAACCATCAATATAGATTTTAATAACTCTTCTTCTATAACACTAGGATATAGTGCAGATATTCTTTACTCAGGAGTTCCTCATTGGGCTGATAGCACTCATACTCATGGTAATTTATTTTTATTTAATCTTACTGGAACAAGTGCCAGTAATGGTTTAACATTATCTGCTGCTCCTCCATCTGCAGCTGCAAATGCTGTTTTTGGAGGTAGTTATATATCATTAGTAACTTCTGGAGTTAGTACCACAGTTCATGTAACAGGATTACAACCTGCTGGGGCTTATCTGACTACTGCGGCAGAGAGCAACCATTCTCATGGAATTGCAGCTGCTACAGGAATGATTAGTGGAACTATCGGATCAGGAACTAATTGGTCATTAAGCATACCAGACTTTTTGCTTACAGCTGCCGAATCAGATCATACCCATTCTCAATATATTCCAATAGGTAATAGCACTCAATATGCTACATCTTATTTAGTTAATACCTTTCTTACTACAGCTGCTAATAGCACTCATATACACGGAGTTGCTTCTGGCACTAATATTACTATAGGATCTTCTTCTAATGGATTAGCATTATCAGTAGGAGATGCACTAGGAACTAATACCTCTATAGCTACTATTACTGGATCAGTTCCCAATATGATAGGCAATACCAGTGGTTTAACTCTTAATTTACCCAATTTTGTAACAGCTGGAAATAATCTTACACTAGATGGAAATACTTCTGGAACTCTTACTATAATGAGTAGTGGAGTAGTTACAGTAGCAGGAGGAGACAATATTACATTAAGCCAGGATGGTAATGCCTTTACTATTATAGGAGCAGGTTTAACAGCAACAGCTACAGGAGCTAATGCAGTATATGCAGGAGATTATATATCTCTATCTACTGATGGTGTTGCTACTACAGTATCAGTATATGGTATACAAACTAACACATTAGCATTACAAGGAAGTGGAACTTATACACAAGACTCTGGGACTATACAGTTTGCTAATAGCAACAGTGTTTCCTTTGGATTAACGGATAACCAAATGACAGCTAGTATTCCAGTTCATAGTCTTGTTTTTAGTGATTCTAATGGAATATCTTGGAGTTCTTCTACTTCTGGGTTATCTACTACTATTATAGCTTCTATAGTAGGGGGAGGTGGAGCAGGTGGGGCTGCTTTACAGGGCTCAGGCACTTATACTCAAAATACAGGTACGATACAATTTGCTAATTCTAATGGTATTACATTTGGATTAACAGACAATCAGATGACTGCTTCACATAATGCATATTCTGCAAGTAGTCAGATATCTCAATATTTTGCAGATATATTACACACACATAGTAACTTATATATTAATATATCTAATAGTACTCAATTCGTTAATGTTTCTGAGTTAAGTACTTATATTCTATCAGATCATACTCATGGAGATTTAGCTTTAACTAATCTTTTTGGAACTAGTTCAAGTGATGGTTTATCCTTATCTGCTTCTTTAGGATCTGTGTATTTTGTTAATTCTTTGAACACTAATCTTACTTGGTACTCGTCTGAATCTGCGGGTTCTACAAGTATATATGCTTCTGTTGATGGTGGAACTATTTTATCAGGAGGATCTGGAGGATTTCAGTTAAGGATAACTTCCAATACTTCTGGTACATCTACTATAGTATCTTCTGGTACATTAACATTAGGAGGAGGAGATGGTATTACTCTTAGTCAAAATGGCAATAGAATTGATATAATAGGAGAAGTAGGTAGTATTTGTTTTACTGACGGTAGTAATGTTACTTGGGGATCTTCTGTAGATGGCAATAACACCTCTATCTTCTTAACTGCAGGTGGTGGTGGGGGCGGTGGAGGAAACATAGCTATTGCTAATAGTGAAACCACGTATTCATCTGGGACGGTTATTTTATCTGGAGATAATCTTACTGTTAATAGTTCTACTACAGGAAGTAGTCAATATTTAAGATTATCTGTACCTCCATTAGGATATTTATTTTTTAACGATATTTTAGGATTTAGTTTTACTTCTTCTACAGACGGTGTATCTACTACTGTAGGACTATCAACTGCTTAATATGGAATTTGCTTGGAAACATGTAAGATCTATTTGTGATGTATGTGCTATATTCGTTCCTTACTTTGATTCTCCGCCTATAGATCATGAGACATTATTAGATTGTGGAGATTTAATATTAACAACAGGTTCATTAGGAGATTATCATATAGAATGGAAATTAGACGAAGCTTCTCAGGATGCTACTACTGTTTTTACTTCAGGTATTACTACAGATCCTGGAGAAGTACAGATGCAACATCCTTTTAGCTCTCCTCAACCAGTTTTAGCCGGTACTCTATATCCAGTTTTTAAATATATTTATGTTAATGGAATAAGATATTCTGCCTATTCAGACGATGAGGGGGTATATGCTCCTTCTTTGTTAACATGTCTTGGCCCTTATATAGTAGATGCTTTAAACTGTGCAAGTACTTTAGGAACAGATCTTGTGTATCCATATCACTTAGAATATGATAATATAGCTGATTTTGGAGATAATAAATCGAGAGTATTAAAATTTGATCTTTTATCAGAAACACCATATTTAGCTTGGGAATTTGAAGGAGATATAATAGCTGAACGATTAGATATTTATTATTGTACTGAGTTAAATCCTGAAGGAACATTAGTAGATAGTTTTATTGATGGACAGCAAAGTGCTCCAGGAGTTGCATTATCTACTAGTTTATACCCAGTAGGATATCCAGGAACTAGAGGTTCTATTATTTCCAGAAGAGTTTTTGGAGGCACTTTTGCATATGCTCCCTTACGATTTGTATCTAAATTTACAGATTTTACTTGGTCAGTTGGTGATTTCTTATTAATAGAAATAACAGGCAGTGTATTAGAACCAACCACTACAAACACTAACTGGTCTATAAAACTTAAATGTCTTTATAGTCTGGACTTTGAATGTGGGCTTAGTGTAAACTCAGATATAGGTAAGATAATAAGTACTCCTTATATGGTATATGAGGGAGACCCTACCTGTCAATATCGGGTATATTATAATACTTTAGACAGATATGTAGCTCCTGTAAGAAGCGATCCATCTACTCATTTTTTAGAGAAATATCTTACTTTTACAAATGCTGTAGGTTCTGGAGGAGCAAGTGTTTTTAGTAGTACCTCTACGAGTCCTAATCCTGTTTATATAGGTTTAGGTTATAATACAACCGCTGCTAGTACACAAATACATACTTCAACAGGTTTTAATACTTGTTTAGATTTAGGGAGCGAAACTGTATTAGTGGAATATAATGCAGGAGATATAATATATACATTTTCAGATGTAGATGATTATGATAAATATAAAGCTGATTATGCAGCATTTCAAGCAGATGCAGAATATATAACTTGGACAGGACTAACAGATTCTGATCCAAGATATTATGCTAGAATATTAATATATCATTATACTGCTACAAGTTGTGGTGATATATCTACTACTAGATACTTTTATGTCTGGTTTGGATCTACTTTTACTTTTGATGATATTAATCAAAAAATGACAGTTACTTGTACTGTTCCTACTAATGTATTATCAGATATTACTTGTGATAATGTAAAAGAAAGTATAGATACAGATATTACTTGGTTTATAAGAACAAGAGATAATTCTTTTTCTTTCTATGCAATTCCTGTTGGAGGATTATTAAGTAATGTAAGAACCATTGGTTTAATATATGCTAATTGGACGTATGGTGTTGTTAATGCAACTAATACTGGTTACAGATATGCTTTTGTACGTATAGAAGATGCTATGATTAATGGATTGTGTGATTTATCTATTCATGGTTTTTGTAAGTTAGAAACAATGTGGACTATATATAGACTATATGATAGATTAACTCTTACTGACCCTACTGATCATGCAAGCAGATTAGCTAATTGGAGATTAGAACGATTAATAGGATTACGTACAGATGACTGTAATGATTTAGATTCAACAGATTGGGAAATAGTTTATGAAGTACCTTAATAATTAGAATATGGTTTGTACAATAGAATATGGAGCTTTATATAACTGGTATGCTGCTACCGATGTAAGAAATATAGCTGCCGATGGTTGGCACGTTCCGACAAATACGGAGTGGACAACATTAATCACATTTTTAGGAGGGGGTACGGATGCTGCCGCTGCTTTGAAAGAAGTAGGAGATACATATTGGAATACAGGTAATGACGGTACTAATACAAGCGGATTTAATGCTCGTGGTTCTGCATTACGAGATACTGACGGTACTTTTTATGACTTGAAATCATATATCGAATTATGGTCTGCTGATGAGGGTTACGATTTTGGAATCCAATGGGACACTTCACCGACATGGAATCTTAGTGGCAATGATTCTAAATTAGGATTCGCACTTCGCCTCATAAAAGACTCCACAACCCTTTCACATGGAGAAACCGGAACTTATACTGGCAATGACGGGAAAATCTACAATACAATTTGTATAGGGACTCAGGAATGTCTCTCAGCGAATTTAGCGGAGACAAAATACAGGGACGGGACTAATATACCTAACGTAACAGATAACACAGAGTGGGCAGCACTTACAACGGGAGCAATGTGTTACTACGATAATGACATAGATAACAGTATAATTTGTATATATGAAGGAATTTGTTTAAATGCTAAATATATAAAATTTTGTACAGAAACTACTCCTGGGCCTATAGTTCCAGATTTGAAAGCTTATTGGGCTTTAAACGAACTTGTTGGTAGTACTGCATACGATTCTGTAGGATTATATAACGGATCTATAGTAGGTACACCTACTTTGGGGTCTCCTGGGATTATTAACTATGCTATAGATTTTGATGGTAGTGGAGATTATCTTAACTGTGGATCAACGGTTGGAGATATAGGTACAGGAGATATAACTATTATAGGATGGGTATCTTTATTATCCAGTGTAAATACTTATAATGGTATTTTTGGAAATCAAGGGTCATATCCATCGTATCAAATGCATTTTGGAAATGGACTAGACGACTTCTTCATTGCAAGATTAAATATAAACTATAGTACAACATTAGAAATTACCAGTAATGGAGGTGCTGTTGTAGGTACATTTTATTTTGTAACATTAGTATTAGACCGTGATGGTTTAATGAAGATGTATATAAATGCTATAGAGCAAATGGATACTGTAGATATATCTGCATATTCAGGATTAGATATTACTAATACTAATACTTTCAATGTAGGAAATATAGGATCTGCTTTATGGGGATATTATGGTCATATAAGAGCAGACAGTTTTGGTATTTTTACCAAAGTATTATCATTATCAGAAATTCAATATCTTTATAATAGTGGGTTAGGAAGAGAATACCCATTTTAAAACAATTATTTATGGCAACTTATTATGTAGCAATCGGAGGCAATAATGCAAATCCTGGAACAATAACTCATCCATTAGCAACTATTAATGAGGCGTGGTCTAGAGTTTCTAGTGGAACTAATGACATAATATATGTTAGAGGAGGAGAGTATACTTATTCTATATTAGGTATAACTAATCTTACTAATAAAGACGGAGTAGATATAAATAACAGATTAAGTGTTCTTAATTATCCAGGTGAAACACCTGTAATTGATTTTACAGATTATGGAGGAAGTTCTGCTACTGGAATGATTGAAGTAGAAAATTGCGATTATCTTCATGTAAGAGGATTTGAATTAAAACATAATCTACAAAATTCAACATACCCATATAGATTAGGGTATGGAATGAGAGTTAAAGAAAGAGTTAATTACTCTTTATTTGAACAATTAAATATTCATCATTGTGGTGGTTGGGGTATTGTAGTATCCGCAGGGTCAGCAACACCTGGTAATCAATCTTCTAATAATACTTTTTATAGGTGTGATAGTCATCATCATGCAGATAGATATGGTAGTGATCCTTGGGAAGGATCGGATGGGTTTCTTATTAATAGTTATAGCAGAGTTAATCCTGCAAATAGATCATTAAATATCTATTTTACTGAATGTCGTGCCTGGATGAATTCTGACGATGGATGGGATAATCGTCTTTGTAATGCTACTATTTTCTATGATAAGTGTTGGGCATTCTGGAATGGATTCGAGCCTGGAGAAACTGAAGATGATCCTGATTCCTTTGTACATCCAAGTGGTGGTGGTGATGGCTATGGTTTTAAATTAGGTAGTAGATATAGTGTTGACACTGCTCTGGTAGAAAGAACTCTTACTAGATGTGTGTCATTTCAAAATTATCATACTGGATATCAACATGCTCGTGGTACAGATAGTACCGTTTATGGAGGAGTTACTTATTATGAAGCCGATTCTGCTGCTGTAGTATATAATTGTACTGCATATGCTAATGGTAGTCTAGGATTTAATTTTGGATCATTAGATGTAGCTGTGGATACTATACGTAATTGTATATCCTATGCTTCTGGAACTGGTTATGATTATGTAAATGCAGGTGTAGATGATACTTATAATGCTAGTAATGCATCTCTTTGGTATCAAAGAAATTTTAGTGTTCAGGCTGCAGATTTTGCTAGTTTAACTAATACAGGAGTAGACGGTGCTAGAGGGCCAAATGGAGAATTACCAGAACTTACTTTTTTGCACTTAGCATCAGATAGTGATTTAATAGACGCAGGTATAGACGTTGGATTAGAGTATTCTGGAGAT